ATTATAATGCTGATTATAAGCAATCCACATGTTTCTTACATTGTTAGCAACATCATCATGAAACGTCAACTTAATAGGTTGATATATGACTCTCTTGTTAACAATTCTTTTTCTGTTGTATTGGTTATATGTTTCAGTTTCAAACTGTACTTCTGGTAAATCAGACGCTTTGATTAACATGCTTACTGTTTTTTTGTCAATACTGCTTGGAGCAACATTGTTAAAAACAACGTTAACATGAAAGAGAAATCCGGAGTAAGGTGCGTTTGTGTAGCCAGGTTCACTAGTAAAAGTTTTAGCAGCGTGATTTGCATCACGCTGCGTTAATTCTGCGCCGGCACTGTTGTTGCTTAGTTGCGCCATTTATGTCCCTTAGCTATTAGCCAGTTGTGTTTGTACCAGTGGTACGTTCGATGCCTTCGCCAATGAAGCCTTCGTCAATTTTTTGTAGTGCGTTGTCAAATCTTAGTGTTAGCGAGATTTGCATTGGATCACTGCTCGAGTACTGTACCTGGTTATAGTTCACAGTTTGGATAAAGCAACCGTATATTTCCCAAGTTTCTAATACCTTGGCTGCGTCTGCTCCATTACCACCGTCTAGCATTTCGCAACGTGTAGTGAATTTGTAATCAATACCCGATGCTGCGCTGGACTGCTCGTAGAAGTCGTATTGTTTTTGCATTTGCTCACCAATGAGTCTAGCTACACTACCTAGAGCATCATCGCGAATGTTGACTGTTATATCGCTCCATGTATGCTTACCTGCCATTCTGATACGGCTGTTGTAAACATCGATTGTAATGTCATCAAAACTAACTTCTGGTCTTGTAAAGTCAACGACTTGTTTTGTAAGTTCTGTTCTTGGGGTTGTAACACCGAAGTTCTCGAACATCACTCTAAAGCGATATCCTAGTTTTGGCATTAATAATCCCTGCGAAGTTGCGCTTTGGTCACTAGCAACAGGAACAGTAAATCTAGTCAAACTTGCGACTGCCATTTTTGATTTCTCCTAATAAATTTATAATAATATTTATCTATAATGATTGGTGAATTTTAACTAAAAATTACCATATATGGAAAAAATTCCATTAAAAAACCCCCCTTACGGGGGGTTCTTTGTTTTGTTTTTGTTAATTAAGCATTGCCGGAAGCAATTTCCCCAGTACTCTTAATTCTTAATGGAATGTAGATAAACTCAACTGCCTTGACTGGCTCGATAGCAATGTCTACATACAATTCGTTTCTGTCAATACGCTCTGGTGTGTTGTTTGATTCGTCACACACAACCAAATAGTCATATAGCGCACGTTTAGCAACTAGATCGTTACATAGTGATTCAATAGCACCTTTGATCTCATTACGTGTAATTGCATCATTTGGCTCAAACAAGAAGTTACGAGCTGTTTTGTCTAATTGGTTTCTCAAGTATGCTGCTAGTCTAGCAACATTGATTCTATCCAACGCACTAACACCTGATGCTCTAGTCTTTTGACCAAAAGCAACAATACCAGCTTGTGGTGTTTGAATCAGCGGGTTAACACGATTTTCGTATAGTGTATCTCTTACACCTTCGCGGACACCAATTGATACAAATTCATTGCTACTATTCAAGTAACCTAGTCTGGTCGCATTGTCGATGCTACCACGTCTTGTACCTGCTGGTGCGAACCATGGGAAGCCAACTTGGTCATTGCGTATCATCATGCGCAATACACTGTAACTTGCCGGAAGTGCTACACTGTTACCATTTAGGTCATTGCCTAGTACTGATGGGTACCAAACACCTACATACGGATCTGATGTTACTAATGAATCTTCGCCGTCGGTGCCGTTTAAGTCAGTATTTGACAAATAGTTCAACAACTCAGTGCCTTCGCTAGCAACACGCATTGGGCTATCGCCAACAACAAATGCTGTTTGTCTACGGTCGTTGTTTAGCTGAACCATGTTTGGAATTAGTTCTGGATAGCCTGGTGACGCAATCAAGTTATACTCACGCTGCTCTTCACGGATGTCAGTGTTAGTATCGATTGCTGATTTCATTGCTGCTGAAATAATTGCTCTTTGTGCTTTACGCCCAAAGTAACCATGTCCATTTTCTCTAGCGCCGCTCACAGATACCCATGCATTTGTTTCTGTTGGAAGAACTTCGCCGGCAAAAGTTGTGCTATTAAAGTAATTAGCTCTAAACTCTTTAACATTAAAGCTACTGCGTCTAGTGTTAATTAGTAGCATACCACGTGGGTAAAGACTTGGGTTTGGAGCGTCTAGATCTAAGTAATCGCTTGTTAGTAAACTTTTGATGCTTGGAATTCTAATGTCATTGACATCATCTGTTCCGTTGCCCATAAAGCGAGCATCAGCAAACAATACGCCGTTTTCAGTTGTTTGGTCTGCGTTGCTTAATTCTACCCATTTGTTTGTAGATTCGTATCTATAAAGTTTTGGATAGTTTTCAAGGTCACTACTGTCAAGCCAAATATCACCATATACTAGTGCTGATTTGTCTGACTGTTGTGTTGGTTCAGATGGACTAACAATTGGACCAGCTGGATCAGTGTTTGAAAGATCATAACCTCGACTATCGCTAGTTACATTCTGGTAACCTTTCCAGTTTGTGCCGTTATGTACCATGATGTCAACTTCGCCAGCTACACCCCAGTACCATTTTGTACCAGTAGCAGGGTCAACGCCCGGTGCGCTATCAAGTACAGTTGGTGCTGTAACTTCCCAGTTGCTAACAATAATGTCGCTGTTGTTGCCTGCTCTGGCATAAACACTCGACGATGTAATACCAGCATCTGCTAGTGGTGTTCCGCTTGTGTCTTTGAGAACAATCACACCGCCTTGGTCATGTGTAATTCTAATTTCGTTGTCTGGACCAACGCTAGCACTTACATTCAGAACGTTTGCTGCTAGTACATCAGCTACCAACGAAGCTGGTGTTGTACCTGACAGGGTTACTGTTACTGGTGATGTTAGTGTTGCTACCCCAGTTGCGCTTGCAGATATAGTAAATGTTTCGGCTGCTGTAAATGTAGCGCCTTCGACTGAACCTGTTACTGTTGTTGCTCCGCTAGCAGCTCTATCGAACACTTTGTATGTTACTGTGTTGTTTTCGCTAACGTCATACTGGATGTAAGTACTGTTAATACCAATATTTTTTCCGCCACCTGTTTTGTCAAGAGCAAAAATTGCTGATTGGTCATTTTCATATATTGGTGCTGTTACTTTGCTCCACACACCTTTAAGTGCATCATATCTTTTAAGATCAAAACTTGCGCCGCCGTTTGCTGCGGTTGTTTTGACCCAGATACTGCCTGCTGGACGTGGTGATGTATCAGTTGATTTCCATTCTGGAACACTAGTATGCGCACTTTGTTGTACCGCTGGACGATAGTATGTGCCAGCAGTAATACCAAGATCTGTTAGTGGTGTTCCGCTATCATTGGCAATAGCAATTGCGCCATCAGCTGTGCTACCGTCACTGGTTGCTGTGCTATCGGCAAATATATTTAAACGATTTTGGTAAACGCTTGCTGTAACGCCTGTGATTGCTGCGGTATTGATGTCTGCAGCAACTTGAGTTACAGATGTACCAGTCATTGTAACAACTGTAGTGTTAATGCGAATAGATTCGGCTGCTGTAACTGTTGGTGAAACGTTACTAGATATAATTGTTGGGGTACTATTCATCCAATTTGTGCTACCGACCAATACCCAAGTGTTGGTATTGTCTTTTTTATACAACGGCAATGATCTGTTTGTTCCAACAACTGCATAACTACCAATTGCCCCGAGGCTGTCTTTTGGAACACCGCCAGAAAGATCATCTGTTGATTCGATCTTAATAATAGGTACTGTTGTGAATTTTTGTGTTGTGCTATTCCATTCAAACACACCAAAGCTCGATTCTTTGATATTTAACCAATATGTCATGTCTGCTGGGTCAGCTTGTGGTCTTGACGACAAACCAACTAGTTGTCCTAAATCAATGTTTGCTCTAATAACATAAGCACGACTGGTTGTACCTAGCAAACTATAAACAGTTTGAAGCCCGTACTCGTTAAGCTCATAGCCATGGATTGGATTGTTGTTTGTGTCAGTATAAAATGACGGGGTACCAAAGAAATTTACAACATCTCTTTGACTAGTTAAAATATATAGGTCTCCTGCGTTTGCAGCTAGCGTTCCTGTTGCCACCGTCCCACTTGGGGTAGTTTTATTAGAAGCTGTTGCTACAACAACAAGAGGAACCGTTGACGCTGCTGATGAAGAATAAGTGCTCTCGTCAATTACACTTACTTCTACGCCTGGTGATACTAATGCCATATGCTAGTTCCTTATTTTCATAGTTATATAAGTGTATTTATGAACTCTGTGCGGAAATGCAGGTTTTTAGCAGAACCTTTAAAACCTTTAAATACAGTTATGGATACTAAAATTTGTAAAACTTGCCGCAAACACCCTGTAACTGTGAATTATGTTCGCAAAGGAAAGAAATATTATAGATCACAATGCTATCACTGTATTAAAGAGCAAAAACAAAAGAAAAAACAACCAATACAGCTACTGAAAAAAAGCGGATACAAAAAGAAAACTACATGTGATAGATGCAGTTTTAATAGTAAAATTCCTACCCAAATGAGCATACATTACAACGACGGAAATAATTATAATGTGGCACTAAGCAATCTTAGAACTTACTGTAGCAATTGTTCAATTGAAATCAAAGCAAATCCGGCAGCTAGAAAAACAGATATAATTGCAGACTTTTAACGCTTTATTTTAGCGGCACTACGTGCTTTATTAAGGATTTTAGTTAACAATGATCCAGGATCTATACGCTTTGTTCTCTTAGATTTACGTGCCGACCTAATTTTTGTTCTAGCACGAGTCTTTTTCATTTGTATTCGTTTTTTAATGTCAACTGGAGCAAAGCATTGTGCTATACTACTAACACGTTTACCTGCTCTAGGTCCACTACTACAAGAAAACTTTTGTTTTGTTTGAACTTTGCCGCCAGTTTTACCAACACGGGCAAAAACCATGCCTGTTTCTAGTAGATTTTTTTCGTCTGAAAATTCGCTAAATCTCATTGAATTATCCTATCACAAAGCTTAGTGCTGATCCGCCATCGACATAGTTAGAAAGATCTAGCATTAAACCGGCCATTTCATCTGCTGCTTCTGCTTTTAGTGCTGCGCCATTGAGAACAGTACCGCCAGCTGGACCAGCTATTGTAGCAAACTTTTCTCTTGCTTCACCT